TAATGTAGTTGAAGATACCACTCCACAATTAGGTGGAGACTTAGACGTTAATGGTAATGATATCGTATCAACAAGTAATGCTGATATTAATATTACTGCTAATGGAACAGGTAGAGTTACTTTAGGTGCAGGAAAAATTCAACAAGTAGCTGAAAAAGTAACCACAGAGGCTACGGCAGCTACCGGAACTGTTGCCTATGATGTTCTTACACAATCAGTGTTAAACTATACAACTGCGGCATCAGGTAACTGGACATTAAATGTTAGAGGAGATGGATCAACTGCATTAAATGCAGTTATGGACACAGGGGAGTCGCTTACCATAGCCTTTATAGTAGCTCAAACTGGAACAGCTTATTATAATAATGTATTTCAAATTGATGGATCAGGTGTTACTCCAGAATGGCAAGGTGGGGCAGCCCCTACGGAAGGTAATATTAACTCATTAGATACTTATTCATATACAATTATAAAAACAGCGGATGCAACATTTACAGTTTTAGCATCATTAACGCAGTTTGCATAAAAGTAACTTTGGAAATTAATATGGCAACTTTTGCAAAATTAGATCAAAATAACATCGTGTTAGATATTAATGTAATTTCAAATGAAGATACATCTCAAGGCGAAGTTGAAGTTGAATCTGTAGGAGTAACCTTTTTATCTGATCTTACGGGATATACTAATTGGAAAAAAACTTCATACAACACTATTAATAACACACATTCATCAGGTGATAACTCTAAAGCATTTAGAGGAAACTATGCGGTTATTGGAGGATCTTATGATCCCACTAATGATATATTTATTTTTCAAAAACCATTCCCCAGTTGGACTTTAAATGTTATAACTGCAACATGGGATTCTCCTGTACCATTTCCTGATGAGGATGGAAATTTTACATGGGACGAAAATAACCAACAATGGGTAGGAACATAATATGCCACTATTAGGAACTAGAGGATCAGCATCAATTAAAGGATTTGGTTTAACTTCAGGTGCAGCAACACCTAGAATTGTAGCAACAGGCGGTACTATTACCGAAGATGGAGATTACAAAATTCATACATTTACAAGTGGGGGAACTTTTGAAGTTACAGAAGCGCCTTCTGGTGAAACAGTAGATTGGATGGTTGTCGCTGCAGGTGGAGGCGGCGGATGTCGTATTGGAGGCGCTGGAGGAGCAGGGGGAATGAGATATTCTTATCCAAATCCAGAAGGCTCAGGTCAACCTGTTACTGCAACTACATACCCTATTTCTGTTGGCGGCGGTGGAGGAGGTACGGGTAACCAATCTGCAAAAGGCGGTACTGGAGGGACTTCTTCAGGTTTAAGTTTTTCAACCTCTGGTGGCGGCGGCGGGGGTTCATGGGCTAACGGACCAGGTAATCCTGGCGGTTCAGGTGGCGGTGGTAGACAGAGCGGAGGTTCAGGAAACTCAGGTAGCTATTCTCCCGCAGAAGGAAATAGTGGAGCTCCCGGTCAATCAGAAAACTCAGGTGGCGGAGGAGGAGGTCATGCGAATGCAGCAGCTCCAGCTCCAGGGTCAACTGGTGGACAAGGTACTGCATTAACTATTAGAGGTTCATCTCAATTTTTTGCTGGTGGCGGAGGTGGATCAGGTCGTCCAGACCAAGGTAATCCTCCAGGAGGAGCTGGCGGTCAAGGCGGCGGTGGTGGTGGAACAAACAGTCCACAAGTTATGATTACAAGTGGTCAAGCAGCACAAGGTAATACAGGAGGAGGCGGTGGCGCTGGTGGATTTACTCCACCTAACATTACACTTAATGGTGGTAACGGTGGTTCTGGTATTGTAGCTGTTAGATATAGATTTCAATAGTGTACTTTTATTATTTAGATTAGTATAAAGTCTTTATAAATAAAGCTATGGAATCAAAAAAAATCCTACTATCAAAACAATCTATTATATTTGGCGATATTAGAACTCCAGATTCACAAATTAATAATGATGCTATAAGTGAAAGCCTTAAAAAAGATTTAGATAAAACTACTTTTGATGTATCTAATAAAACTTACGACATACCTTTAACTTATCATGGGCAACATTCTTGGATATTAGATTTAATACGACAACAAGTTTTTGTTTATAATAAGTTATCTTTTGTTAATAAAGCAGTGTGGGCAAATGTAGAAGGTTTCAATGAAATCTCTGTTATGAGAAACAATTTAAATATCAAGGATATTCAAAATCAACCGACACACACTTTAATATATATATTAAAAGCTGGAGAAAATTCTGGAGAATTAATTTTAACATATAAAAAGCCAGATCAAAAAACTTATGTAGACACCTGTCATGTACAACAAGGTAACTTTTATTTATTTGATTCAAATATAGATTATTATTTTTCTAAAAATTTAGATTCAATAGATAGAGAATACTTAACTTGGAGCTGTGTTAACCAATAGTTTAAATGATACTAAATAATTATTATTATTATTCTATCAAAGGTATCCCTGAAAAAACTTGTGATAAAATTGTTAAAAAATTTTATTCTAAAAAATTTCATAAAGGCAGTATAAAAGGGGGTAGTATAAAAGTTAGAGAGTCTGAGGTTATTTTTTCTGATGATAAAGAGTTATATGATATTATTAATCCTTTTATAGCTGATGCAAATGAAAAAGCAGGTTGGAATTTTCAATGGGATTTTACAGAATCTTGTCAATTTACTAAATATGGATTAAATCAATATTATAATTGGCACCAAGATGGCTCACCTGAATGTTATCCCGATGATCATAGGTTTATTGGGTATAGAAATAAATGCCGAAAACTAAGCACTGTTATTGCCTTATCTGATGGATCTGATTATAAAGGGGGTAATTTTGAAATGGATTTAAGAGATAAGCCAATGAAAAATAAAAAAGATATAAAAGATGTTCGTAGAATACTTCCAATAAAAGAATTAAGAAAAAAAGGAACAGTAATTGTATTTCCTTCTTTTGTGTGGCATAGAGTTAAACCAGTTTTAAGTGGAACAAGATATAGTTTAGTTTGTTGGTCATTGGGGCAACCTTGGAAATAATATGACGGAGTTTGATAAAAAGGGGTATATTGTAGTTAAAAAAGCGATTACAAAATCTACAGCTAGGTTTTTATATAATTATCTTTTATTAAAAAGAGAGGTTACTAAATTTTTAGAATATAATAAATATCCCCATGTTTGTATTGATACTTATGGTGGTTTTGAAACTAAAAAAGATATGATACCCGGCACATATAGTTTGTATGCAGATATAGCAATGGAAACTTTATTGTTAGCCATAAAACCGAAAGTAGAAAAAATTATAGATTGTGAGGTATATCCAACTTATTCTTATGCAAGAGTGTATAAACAAGGGGACGTGCTAAAACGCCATAAAGATAGATTTAGTTGTGAAGTATCAATAACTTTTCTTTTAGGCGGCAATGAATGGCCAATTTTTGTTGCTAAATCTAAAAAGATAAATACTAAAGGTGTCAAGGTAGATTTAAAACAAGGGGATATGTTAATCTACAAGGGATGTGAAAGAGAACATTGGAGAGAAAAATTTAAAGGAGTTAATTCAGCTCAAGTTTTTTTGCATTATAATAAAGTAACTACAGAAGGAGCTGAAGAAAATAAATATGACAGAAGACCTTACGTTGGAATTCCACAAACCTATCAAAAACCTAAATAATTTATTTGAAAAATATTTAGTAGATATAGAGTATCCATCAAAAAAACAACAGAATGAGCTATGGAATATATCGGGAATTATTAGAAATAGGTTAAATCAAAAACTAAAATTTGATACTAGACCTATTCAAAAAGAAGGTTTTAAAATTGGGAGTTTTAAAAGTAACGCAGATAAGATGGTTTTTTATTTAAATAAAAAATGGGTTATAATAGATGTAGAAGAATTACATTCTTTTATAAAGAAAAATAATATTAAAGATATAAATATAGAAGAATTAATAAATAATTTAGATTGGAATATAATTTTATGATTTCGATAGATAACCATATTGAAGATGAAGCATTAACTGATTATTTTTTTATAGAAGGAAAAATAGATATTGATGCAGAATATTTTATTGAAAAAATAAAAAAAGGTTTTAATGCTGACGGTAATATGTGTTTTAAAACCAATATTAGGGACCTTATGACTTCATATAATTATTTTAATGAAGATGAAGATTTTTCAAAAATATTAAGTCAATTTATAAAATATATAGATGAAAGAATTAAATTAAATTCATATCTACTTCAAGATTCCTGGGGCTATTGTGTTAGAACAGGTAATAAAACTGGATTTCATAATCATGCACCTGCTATATGGTCAGGAGCTCTTTATTTAAATGATCACCCACAAACATTGGATTTCCCAGCAATTAAAAGAAAAGTAAAACCAGAAAAAGGTAAATTTATATTATTTTCTTCTTTCTTACACCATGGTTGTAAAAAGCATAGGCACAAAGATACAAAATGGGGAATGAGTTTTAATTTCTCTCCTACTATTAAAAAGGAAGATGCTAAAAGATAAACCATTATTAACTAAAGCTTTTTTAAATTTTTTTAAAAAATTAAATAATAAAAATAAAACTTATTTAGAAATAGGGTCCGGTTATTCTACACTATACTTTTCAAAATATTTTAAAAATGTTGTAAGTTTAGAAGATGATAAAATATGGTTTAATAAAATTAAAAAACAAAAACCTAAAAATGTAAAATTAAATTTATTTAATAAAGATAATATAGGTAGTATTTTATTAGAAGAACTTAATAAAAATCCAGAGTATGTCATGATTGACAATAATCCTCATCATATATCTAGGTTTGATTTTGCTAAATTTGTTAATGATAATAAAAAGAATGACTGCATCATATTATTGGATAATGGACCTTGGAATATGGAAGCTTTTAATTTTTTAAGACAGAATTATTTTTGTTTAGATTTTTTTGGGGATAGATATGATAATAAAACCTCAGTGACTTCTGTTTTTTTTACTGAAAAAAACTATAGGCTTTTATACTAATGGATAATAAAGAATATAAATTACCTTATGATTCTTTTATAGGGGGGTGGTTTATAGATGATAAAATATGTAATAATTTAATTTCATTTTATAAACAAAATAATAAAGAAAGCGCTGAAGGACCGGTTTTTATAAATAATAAAATAACTGTTGATAAATCTATTAAAGAATCAAATGATTTAGTTTTATCATCTGATTATTTTGAATACCCTGTTAATGAGTACAGAATTTCTTTACAAAAATGTTTAGGAAAATACATTAATAAATACAAATATGTAAATAGTCACGACAAATTTAATGTAGAACATAGTTATTCAATTCAATATTATCCTCCAAAAGGGGGTTATAAAAAATGGCATTTTGAAAATGCAACGAAACAAACTTCCACTAGAGTTTTGGTATTTATGACCTATTTAAATGATGTAGAAAACGCGGGGACTGAGTTTTTTTATCAAAAATTAAAAACACCGTGTAAAAAAGGATTAACTTTAATATGGCCAGCCGGGTTTACTCATACACATAAAGGTATTATAAATAAAAAAAATGATAAATATATTGTTACAGGGTGGTTTTCCCATATGTAGGGTATAAATTATGTTAATATATTAATACTATCAAAATAATAATAACTCTATATAGTGAATTATTATGTTACAAAAATTAAATTTCAAGCCTGGCTTTAACAAGCAATTTACGGCTTCTGGGGCTGAAGGCCAATGGATTGATGGATATTTTTATTAATATTTTTAAAATAGATACCAAAAGATATATAAATATAATAAAATAACATAGTGAGGATATTATGACTGAACAGGTAAAACAAGATACATTGACAATTGATGGTAAAGAGTATATTATAAGTGATTTACCATTAGACGTAAGAAATACAATTGTTGCTAGACAAGAAATTCAAACTTCTAAAGTAAGACACACAATAGAGTTAGAAAAAATAGAAGTATTAACTAATTACTATAACGAAAAAATTAAAAAAGGATTAGAAGAACACAATGTCAGCAAGAGCGAATCTAAGGATTGATCAAGGCGCTAGCTTTTCAAGTGACGTAACCGTAACAGACACAGACGGCACGGCATTCGACTTAACAGGCTACACTGCCAGTGCTAAAATGGCACAAGGATATTCAAGCACTCGTACAAGAGTATCTTTTACAACTACTATTGCCACAGATGCGACAACAGGTGTCATTACCTTGTCGTTAACAGCAGATCAAACAGCAACTTTAGACGCTCCATCACGTTATGTATATGACGTAGAAATCACTAAAACCTCTGACAGTACAGTAACAAGGGTTATTGAAGGAATAATAACAATTAGTCCTAACGTTACTACATAATTTTTCTTTTTTAATACATTTTTATTATAAATATAACAAAAGAGAG